GTGTCTCCCGTTAATAACTCAACTGCTTCTTCAGGGGTAGGGACTTCGGACCTTCTTTGATCCCGCCTGCCCCGCTCAGATATTATCGCTCGGAAAACATCTGCAGTTATGGGCGAACCATTTTCAGTTAAGTCACGGGAAGCGTCTTCTAAAATTTGATCCAAGAACATGCTCTGTTCTCTTTGCTTGAGAACATCTGGCTGAAGTCGGCTGAGCCCTCTCCGAACAAGAGGGACAGACCCACCCATAACTCCCCCTAGAGCTACTGCATGGAAAGTCTGTTGCATCCTTTCGAGCATCGGAGTGTTCTCGTCGAGAGCAGCATCAGTAATCAGAGTGTTTACAAACTCATCAATGCCCTCTTCGATTCCTTCGTCTACAACATTTTTACCAATGCCTTTGGCTGTGCCAAACGCATGTTTCTTCATAGCAGATTTTATTGCCTTTCCGGCTGCATCAAGAAGGTCACCCTCGACCATATTTGTTACCGACTTAGCAACCATGTTCATTTGCTTTGTTGTCAACCCTCTGAGCAAGGCATCTTCCAAACCTCCTTTGCCGAGTAATGAAAACCCTGATGTCAAAACCCCAGTAAATGTTCCGGCCATAAGCATTGCACCAAGTGCTCTGTCATGCGCCTCGTCAGGAGTTACATTGGGGTTCTGCTTCAGCTGATTGTAAACCGCGCCATAAGTTGCCGACCCAGATCGTGTAGCAGCAGGAATAAATACCGCCGGAAGATTACCTAACCGAGCAGATAATTTACTGTTATACGCTTTTAGAATATCAACAGCACCTTCTTTTGAGCCTTTGATAAGGTTGGCCGCGATCAAGTCTTCCGCTTGATCAGCTACTGATTTAGCCGAAGTTGTCCTAAGTGTATTAGAAGTTATCGCTTTAATCATCCCCTTGCCTGTCAAACTAGCAGAAGATTTTCCGCCTGCTTTCAGGGCAGCGTAAGCAATACCCCCCGCCCCACCTAAACCTGCGGTGCCTGCGGCTAACATCGTTGTTGCGGCAACGTCGATCATCAATGGGAAAACGGTCTCTCCTAAATCTTGAAAGAACCCAAACTCTTGTCCGAAGACAGAGGCGAGTTGTCTACGGTCGGAGTTCGCCTGACTGACTGACGCTAAGTAATCTTTTGCTGGGTCGGCCCCAAGAGCAGCTGGCAGCGCTGCGAATAACTGCCCGACTCCGTTTATAATAGACATCCCAATTCCCGATGCCCGTTGGGCGAACTCGTTGTAGTTGTCTTTATCCGCTACAAAGCCTTCTAGTATTTTGTAGTCATCAACTCCTGCTGATCTACCAACGACTAACGATTTATTCCATTCATCAGAGACAGCTGACTTTGACAGGAACTTATCCAAATCAACAAATTGTGTTTTAAGAACGCTGATACGTTGCTTGTTAAGCATTGTCTTAACGTCATCACTCAAGTCGGGGTTTGCTGCAAGCGTCTTGTCGAAGACATCTTTGTTTATCATGGCCTGCATCGACATTGTCGGTAAGCCATACCCTCCCAGCCTAAGATTTTTCCCAACATCAGGATCGTCTGCATCGTGGAACTCGAACATTTGTTTGTTCGTGGCGTTTTCCAAAACCATTTGTTCCAACGCCAGCTGCATATCTTCAGGGCGCACATCATACTTAACCGCATACTTCGCGGCTAATTGATCCATATCAATACCTCTAGCTTCGTCTACCGCTTTGCGCCTTTTTTCCGCTGCGTCCACCTCATCTCCCCGACCCATAACTCGGCTCAAAATATTAACTCCAAAACGTCCCATAGAGTTAAACTTGTGCTCGACCCAGTCCATTGTGCTATACTCGCTTTGAGCCGCTTCCGTGGATAGTCCGTCGAGTTCGATATCAAACTCAGCGTTTTGCTTGCGCTCTTCTTCGAGAAATCTTTGCGCGGCGGCAATTCTTTTTACCTTATACAGAGGCTCTTTAAAGCCATCGGGAATAGCGAGCTGCGCCTGCGCTGCCAGTGCATCCTGCATCCGGACTCCTGCATCCGAAGATATTTTAAGTGCGCTAACTAGATTCATGTCAGCTGCAGCATCCCCAACATACAGCTCTCCTGTGGACAAGCGAGCCATCGGCAACTCACCCGAGTCTACTTGTGCCCTGAACGAATCGTCTTTACTATCGTCAGACGGTGCGCCCTCTAATTCAGAGATTTGTTTCTGGACCTCTTCAAAGTTAGACCCATCATCATTCAGAATTTTGTCCCGTCTAAGAACGTCTACAAATCCTTTTCTAAAACCTTCTTCTATCTCAGCAGTGTAAGCATCTGCTTTGATGTATTCTTCGCGGAGATAATCCCCGAACTTTAATCTACTCTCCAAAGGATTGTCGTAGACGTTGGCACTAGACCACTCGGAAAACCCGAGGGTATTAACAGTTGGGGTATCAGTTTGCTCTGTCATAGCAGATGCGATTGGATATGTAGGTTAAGAGAGAATATTATTCTTTTGTATAAGCGTCTTTTCCTGCGCTAGTGTCGGCGCTACCGCCAGCGGTATTCAAATCATTAAGGAATGAAAAAACAATACCGTTAAGTTTGTTAAGAAGATAACTCTTACGGGAAGCGTCATCGTAAAATCCACCGTCTTCGTATTCTTTGCTTTCAAGGTCCACATACGCCTCGAACTCTTTAGGACTAAGATGACGTTGAGCGATGCCCCGCATTCTTTCGTTCTGGTCTTTATCAAGACGAAACTCACCAGCGCCTCCGCGCACTCTCGCGTCTTCTACTTGATCGGTAGGCATCTCAATACCAGAGCCTTTGTCATATCCTACAAACCTAGAAATAGTGTCGATGTCTTTCTGCAGTTGCTTAGAAAGGTTGGACCTCCGCTCACTAAGACCGCTTGCCCGCGCTTTTGCTTTGTTGTCTGAATCGACAGACTTGGCAACTTCGAGCAGCCCTCGTTCGGTATCCGTAACCCTACCGTCTTCGTTGGCAAGAGCAGTCGCCCTGTCTACATCTCCTATATTAGCCAACGCAGTGATATTCCTAGCCTGCGCTTCTTCTTTGGCTTTAAGGGCGGACGAAGTAGATGCCGCTGTATCAAATACTGTTTTCAACAGAGAGCTACCCGCCATCAATGGGTTTCTTGCAAAGACGTTTTGTCTTCTGTCGTTAATGGCTTGAACCTTTTCAAACGAGTCGAGTTCAGGATTATTGCGAATCTCTGTAAGAGCAGAAGATTCTTCGGCAATAATTTCAGCCTCTATGTTTTTTCTCCGATTCTCTTCTTTAATTTTTTGAAGCTCCAACTGAGCTTTTTCAAAAGCTAGTTGCTGTATCCTATCTTTCCGGCGGTCTGCAAGGATTTGCATACGGGGAGCACCGTAAGTCTCATAAAGATATGCTGAATTAGCATCTGATATAGGACGGCCAAAATGCTTTCCCTCCATAGAGGCAAAGTCATCTTGATAAGAAATAGAATCTGACATTATGAAAGAGTTTTGATATTATCCGCCCCTTTTTCAACAAGTGCGTCGTTTGTTTGTTTATCGGCGAGAGCCCTCTCTTGTTCTTCGCGGAGTTTTCTTCTTTCTTCTGCTTCTCTTCTACGGAACTCTTGCGATTTAATACGAGGCTCGCGGCTAAGGGCCGCCATCATTCGTAGTTTTCCGGCTTCTGTTCTATACCCATCACGCTCTAACGCACGAGCTTCTTTTAGATACCGCCCTCGGTCAGACATGAGCTGACGAGAGGGAGCGTTTAGTCCCCCAACAGAACCCGCAAGCGCACTTCCTCTTTCGGGTTGGCCCGCTTCACGTTTTACACGCGCTTCTTTCCGGTCGATTGCGGCTAAGAACGTAGCATCATTAGCAAAGTCTTGCGGACGTAGCCCAAGCTCAACAGCACGTTTTCTTTTTTTATCCTCTTCTTCTTTTCGTTTTAGCTCTTCGACAATCGCAGTTGGAGTGACTCCTCCTTCGGGGTCATCAACATCCACTTCAGTCATCGGAGGAAGTCCGGTCTCTTCTACTTCGACTTCTCCAGACCCTTCTACTTCGTCCTCAAGATTAGACGGATCTAGCATAACCGGAGGTGTCTCGCCAAATATAGCGTCTCGCGTGATTGCCTCACCGTAGTCAGCGGCACCCGTTTTTGGCAAACCTTCTGTTGCCAAACCGGCTTTAGCCACAAACCCTTCGGGGCCAGCTAAGAAGAATTTTTTACGTTCTTCTTTAGAAAGTTTTCCGTCCCCGTCTTCGTCAAACATCTCTACTAACTCACCACTTTTTTGTGCCTTAACAAAGGCTTCACGCTCTTTCTTTCCAAACACAACTTTTCCTTCTCGCTTTAAGCGATCCGCTAATTGTTGTCCTTGCCGCTCAAGTAGCGCTTTGTAACTTCTAGGTGCCGTGGCAAATCTTTTCTCCTCGGCATCTTTGAACTCAGCATCGTCGGCAGCTCCCGCAAACAACGCTCTGTCTGCTGGACGAATTCCGCTAAGGATAGACGAATCGTAAGCATCACGAAGTGCTTGTCCTCTTTGTTTTTGGAACTCAGTATTAAATCTACTATCAGCTGATCCTTGATCCGGACCAAACTCAGGATCGTCACCTCTATTAAAATCAATAACTTCTTTGGCCGTTTGAAAACTAGCAGCTGCAGAGCCTACAGGATCTAGTCCTGCCATGGCGGCCCTGCCAATATTAGATGCGGAAAACACATCAGGGATTCCGTCTCCATCAGAATCTGGTAGCGGTTCGTCTAATACTCCTCTTGCACCCCCACGGTAGCTATCAAGAACTTCTCTCCTGTAGCTGTCATCCCCTGCCATCTTACGGCCTTTCAATGCTTGAGCCGCTATCTGAACCGGCACGATTGCTTTGCCCGCTATTTTAGCGGCGGGCTTTACTAGCTTAGCCGCAGGCTTTACTAGCTTAGGCGATTTAACAACAGCGCGAGCTGTGTCTTTTGGTAGATCGCGGAGCCGTCTCTGTTTTGTAAGAATCTCTCTTGCGCGGCTTGGCTTTTTAGCTGCAGGTTTTTTGGTATCAGGAGTTTCAGTTTTAGCTTTAGCTTTAGCTTTAGGTTTTTTTGGTGGTGCTGGGCGTTGTCCTCCTGACAAGGTTCTTTCCATTTTAGGAGGCTGTGCCTTACGCGCTCCCCCCGACAAGGTTGTCTCTTTACCTTTGCGTAGCTGAGCTTGTTTTCTTTGAAACTTCTCTAAAGATGCTCGTTTTTGAGCGTCCCCTCCCTGCTGCGCCATTGCTTTGCCTCCGTCGCCTTTCACCCCCTTCATATTAAGAGGACCCGAAGGCTTGGAGGTTTTTTTACGCCTAGCCTTATTGGCAATATTCTTACCTACGTTTAGTAACGACTTGGCTATCTTTTGTTTTACGCTCATCGTTATAGTCCAACTCCGGACCCTTGTGGAATTTTAGAATCAGGGTTGCGTCCGAGTCCTCGATAAGAGGACGCTTGCCCAATATTAGAAGTAGGGTTGGGGCCTAACCCCTGATAGCGGCCAAACGCACCTCCACCCGATTCCTCTCTCGCCTTCATCAGCGCCTCTTTTTTACTTTTTTGCTTCTCTTCCTCTTTGCGTTTTTTCTCACGCTCGGGATTAACGAATTTTTTTTGTTGCAGCTTACGCTCAGGTTTTGGATCAGCTGCGGGAGCAGGGGGTTTATCATCTTCATCAGCCACGGGGTTGGCTGCAAATTTTGGAGCTCCCGCTAAATTAAACATAGCCGGTGGAACGGCAAAAGTTGTGGGGTCAAAGAATCTAAATTCAGACATCCTTAAAAGGCTAAAGTGCGCAATAAGAATATGAATTAAAGGGTTTTGTGTCAATCCAGCAAAACGGCATCGCGGTTTTGTAAGGCCTGCCCTAACTGCTTAATCGTAGTTCTCCGATATGGCTTTCCGTTCTTTGGATCGTCAGGTGGGTCTACGGCTACCAGCCCAAGTCTTTGGCGGGCACAATCTAGTGCTAGAAATGCAGCATCTGCAAGGTCAGGGCTCCTTCCAAAACGAGCTTTGAATTCTGGTTTTGTTTCAATTTTAACTTTTAAGGTGCCGCTCTTCACCATGTCGTAGTTACGACTCGTAATTTCTTGAGCTAAATCAGCGCTAATTCCAAAGACTTGACGAGTTCGCATCAACTCTTTGCCCACGAACCAAAGTTCTGACACCCTATTAACGTATAGTTCAGTGCCTATTGCCTGACTGTTAGCACTTACTCGTTTGTCGCTTGCTTTGCCTCCGAATCCTACGCGCAAGAATCCACTAGCCCATTCTCCAGCAAGCACGTCACAAAACGGAGCTCCCGCTCCTGTTGCGTCTACGGCAACATTCTCAGCAGGTATGTTGTGCTTAACACAATAATTTTTTATCTGTTTAACTATTTGGTATGTTCTAGGAATTGATTTGTTTGTCGCGTCATCATTCAGATGAACGGCGTCCCCAAACTCAATAACATACTGTCCTGTTATGTCATACCCCACAGCTGCCGTGTAAAGAATGGTTCGGTCTCCTCCATTTGTAAATGCGGGGTCGATTCCTGCTACAAAAGTAGGCTTACCTTGCCACTGAACTTTATTCATGGCTTTGCTTAATGTTAATTCATTTTCTCCATATATGCCTGTTGTTTCATCCGAATCAAAGAATATGGCCCGAACCATTCGCATGTAGCCCCTAGACTCTGGACCTAACAAACCTTTATCCTCGTCAATTTTTTCTTGGGTAGGAAGCCAAGGATAAAGAACTTCTCCGGCTACAATATTAGGGGACCGCTCTCCATCTAAGCGTATGTAGTCGCCACCCCATTTAGTAGCCCACCCGTCGTCTTGATTAGTGTCTACTGAGTCCCATCCGTTGATCGGCTCTGACCAGATCCCAAACGCATCAAATCGCGAGTTGGGGTTGCTCATGCCAATAAGCTGGAACTCAGGGTTTTTTGAGAGGTTAGATAGACCAGCCTGCAAGATCGCTTCAGATAACTCTGATAACTCATCTCCGATTAAGATGACTCTCTTTTGTTTAATACCGATAAATTTACCAACTGCTTCTCGCGTTTTGCTTTTTTCAGCCGCGATCAGAGAGATCCCAGCTCGTTCTATTAGTGTTCCTTTTTCGTCAATGTAGGCTGCGTTGCCAATTGAATCCCGAATCTTGATCGGTGCGCCATCAATCACGGAAAGCAAAGACATGACAGACCCCCAAATTCGCTTGCGTGCTTCGCGCAGCGTAGTCGAAGTCATCAAGACTAATGTGTCTTTGGGCTTAGAAAGCCAATTAACAATCCCCCAAGCCGCCATGGTGTGAGACTTTCCCGATGATGCGGAGCCCCCAACAGCTAAGTATTTATTGTTTAGTGCCGCCCAAACCATTTGTTCTGCCCAAGGGTGGCGTATCATTAATTTTTCAGGCAGGTCTTCGTGGTTCCAGAGCTCGTCGCAGATTCTCCAAAAATAATACTCTTTTGCTCTAAGATGCTCGTGATTTGCAAACCCATACAACAAACCAGTTATCATACTGGTAGGAGGAATTGACAACCCGCCTATGACCATGCGTTTCGTTTTTGCATCTATTCGGGGCTCTAGTATCTGCTTGATGCTTGCGTTGCTTACGGCCATAATAAAAATCACAGATTACGCCCTTCAACCGTGCCTGACAAATCTAAAGACTCTCTTCAACAACGGGCCTTATCCATGTATAAGGCGAACTGGAAGACTGTTTCGATTGCTAAAGAGCTCGGGGTTCACCCCGGCACGGTGCGAAGATGGTTCAAAAAACTTGGCCTCCCAGCTAAGAAAAATGGCCTGCATCCTCCAGTTGTAGAAGAAACTGATGAGTCACCAAAAGACTCTATAGAACAGAGACTAGAGGCTACTACCGATGAAGCTATTCTTCGCGCGAGCCATGACGCGAGGCAAAAAGAGGACGAAACTATTTTGGAGATTGCTGAGAGTCAGTCAACTCCGGCTGACAAATACCAACACTACGCTGCGGCAACCGGCATCAAACTGATGCGGGACAGCGTAAAAAATTTAAGAGCTCCTCGAACAATACGAGAACTCTCTGAACTAGATCAGTTTATTCGTAGGAATCTGGGCCTAAACGCAAAATCTGGGGGTAGCAGTAAAATGCAAATTGATATCTCCATTTTAAATAACACTAAAGCAGATAGAGGAAAAGGAGCTGTAGCGCCAATAATCGACGTAGACTAATGATCTTTGATTTCGATTCGGGTGCTCCAGAGTTTGAAGGCGCGAACTATCATCCGTCTGATGATCCTTACTTTTACAGACAAACTAATCCGACCTGTTACCAAGGATTTTACGAAAGGGTCGAGTCTAAGAAAACAAGTATGCTCATGTTTAGTGAGCTAAAAGACGCTTACATAGGTGTTGTCGAGCATCCGAGACATCCAACAATTGCGTGCTACTCAATAGCGGGGACTAGAATAATTCTTAAAGAGAAACACGGACTTACTGAGGACGAAGTCGATTTAGCCTTAGATCAGTTAATGTCCTGTGACTTAGGCCCTGCCACTCCTTGTTTTTTAGATTCAACCGTCTTGAACAAATGAGCCAACTATTCCCAAACAGGGCGATTGAGACGAACCCGAAAGTCTTAATAAGAAAAGACGATATTTCTAGTAACGATTTTGGGTTTGTAAAAAAGACCTTAGTCGGAACTTTTTTTAGAGTCACGCCTAGCAACGCGAAAGAAGTTATTTTTTTGCAGGGCCTTCCTAAGAACTACATCGTGTTTACTCCAGAGCACGGCAACGGTCTCATCATATCTCCGTCATGTCTGAAGAACCAATCGTCATAGTTGGAATCGACAACGGATTGGATGGTGGGCTGTGCGCTATTTCTAGCCACGGATTAATCGTCGATAAGATGGCGATGCCATGCAAACAGCTCAGCAAAAAAAGAGAGGTCGATACCAAGAAAGTTTACGACTGGTTGGTAAACCTACACAGCCCATTTTGTCTCGCGGTAGAAGAACCACTCGCACACGCAAAAAGTTCGCAAGCGGTTAGGTCTATGGCCATCAGCTTTGGAAAAATTGTAGGCATGGCTGAAGCAAAGGAGTTTGAGCTTTTCCGAGTATCCGTTCATAAGTGGCAAAAGAAAATGTTGGGTAACGTGCCAAAAGGAATGTCTAAAGTGGCGGCTTTAAACGTAGCTGAACGGCTCGCCCCTTCAGAGAACTGGCTAAAAAACAAACGCTGCCGCACTCCGCACGACGGAATGATCGACGCCTTTTTAATTGCTCAATATATTTTGACAGGGCGGTCTAAGGATGTATGATCGGGGCTATGCCCGATTCTCACTCAGATAGAGACCACGCAGAATTTTCTCCGTCCGCTTTAAAATACATAGCCGGTTGCGCGGGGTATCACGGTAAAGAAGGAACAAGCGCAGCAGCCGAAAAAGGCACACGAATTCACGAGGCGCTAGAGATTAATGACACGACTAACTTAGAGAGCGAAGAAGAAGTTAGTATCTTTGAGCAAATCGTCGAAGAAGAGGAGTCGTTTATTTTTAACTACGCACAAAACGGTAGAGCCGAGAAACGCGACTACAAAGAAGTCCAGCTTACTGTAGAGCTAGAGGGCACGTCAACGTGGGGAACTTGTGACCGGCTAACTATGTTCGATGACGGAACAGGGATACTAGCAGATTACAAAACAGGGATTAGTATGATTGATCCCCCAGAAAAAAATTGGCAAGCGCAAGCATACACGGTGGGCGCATTTCAAAAGTTCCCTGAACTAAACGAGATTGTGTTTGTGTTTTACGTTCCGGTAAGGAACGAAACTTTGTTCTACACTTTTACTAGAGATGATCTCCCCGTCTTAGTCAGAAAACTTTCTGAGGTAATTAAAAAAGGAGAACGGGTCCGACCAAAATGGCAAACAGGAACTCCTGAGTTATCTGATCTTACACCTACGGTTAATTGCAGATTTTGTCGCCACGAAGATGCGTGTCCGGCTCTTGGGGGGCTGGTTATCTCTGTAGCTAAAAAGATAAACACGGAACTTCCTGACGTGGATATACATGATGTTAGTGATCCTGCAGTCATCGAACAGCTTTGGCTTATCGCAAAGATGGTTTCTAACTGGGCGGACCACATAAAAAAGAAAGCTATTGGGATGGCAAAAGAGGGGGTTGAGTTCCCAAGTCTTAGACTAAAGAGTATGGGGTCTCCTAAAAAAGTAGACGACAACCTCGGGGTTCTTGGAGTGGCTGAAAAGTTTGGCATGACCGCCGAAGAACTTATTGAAGCGGCCAATCTTCCACTAGCTAAGATCGCTAAAGCAGTCGGAGAAAAAGCGGAAAAAGGGCAGCGGAAAAATATTTCTCAAGAATTTGTTGACGAGTGCCTCGCAGAAGGTATGGTCTCGATCAGTCCGGAGAGACACACTCTCTCCTAAACAAGAAACAAGAAACACGAAACACAATGGCAGGAAAAATTAAGGAAGCCACCACGACGGAAATCATGTCCCCAGCGGCCATGATGATTGAACCAAGCGACATCGAGATCCCAAGGATCAACGTGGTGCAAAAAACGTCTGAGATTGATGCGCCCTTTGGCAGCATCGTTTTGGACAAACAGTTCGTTATTGCGGAAGCAGAAACAGATCCAGAGAACTCTCTCAAAGCTGTGCCGGTTTCTGTAATGAAGGGCTGGCGGGAAGACATCCCATATGATGATGACGAAGTCCCTCGGATTGCTAACTCGCAAGAGGAGCGCGATCAGATCGCGAAGTCATCTGATTATCCGATGCTTGAGTTTGCGGATATTACTCTGGCAATTGCAAAACCAGAGGACACATCTGTAGACCACGCATTCCCGTTTCCGATTGGAGATGAGTTCTTTGCACTCGGTCGCATCAATGTGGCCAAGGATGCGTATCGTCAGACCTTTAAGCGTCTCGCTACGTTTACTCTGTTCAATCCTGATACCCCCGCGTTTATGAGATACTGGGACTTTACGTCCGCTCTCATCTCTCGGGGCAAGTATTCATGGTATGCTCCATCTCTCACGTTTACCGAAAAGGAAACGAGTGAGGCCGTGCAGAAATTTGCCAATAACTTTTCAAGATAATGGCAGATTTTGATCACACCACAATTGAGGAGGAGATCAAAATGCTGACTAGCATGATCGCCGAACTTGATGACCAATTGGAGCAAACGAAACAGGGAAGGATTAAGCTCATTAACATTCGAGCAGCTCTTGCTTCTTCGATCGGAGAGGAATTGAAAGTTGAAGACAAAGATCAGTTGAGTCTGACTTTTGTTGTAGACGGAAAAGAAACCGAGATAGGAAGCGAGTAACCATTCGGGTATTGTGGCGGACTAGTTGTTAGGTCTGGTTATCAGCATCGCCCTCGCCGTAACCACATAAAAGCGGCGGCAGCTTACCCCCCTACTGGTTTTTAGTCAGTGTCCAGTAGGGGGGTCTTTTTAAGACATGAAAACTTATGCACTCGATTACGAGACTTATTATGACAAGCGCTGTAGCATACGGACGCTCGGGCCTATGGGTTACTTTACCCACCCAGATTTTGACGCCTACATGCTCACAGTCAAAGGGACTGACGGGACAGAATTTGTTGGGCACCCCAAGGAGTTTAACTGGGATTTGTTGATTGGTAATAGAGCGATTAGTCACAACGCTGCTTTTGATGAAACCTTATATCTACATGGAGCTACCGAAGGATGGTGGCCGGAAGTTAAGCCCCTCGAATGGCACTGCACGGCCGATTTGGCAGCGTATGTTCGGCTTCCTCGCTCTCTTAAAGGCGCGACTAATAAAGCATTTGGGATCGAAGTAGATAAAAGCACACGCGACAATATGAGCGGCAAGCGTTGGGAGAACATGACCGACGAGTTCCGCGAAGAGGTAAGTCGTTATGCTATGGTAGATGCCGAACTATGCCTTCGTTTATGGGAAGAATTTAGTGATCAATGGCCCGCCCATGAAAGAGAGATAAGTATTCTTAACCGAAAAATATCTCAAGGAGGTATCCCGATAGATACGTGCCTCCTCAAACAGCAACTAGAGGTAGTCAAAGAAAAGCTGTTTGAAGCGGAAGCAGCAATTCCTTGGCTCGGCAATAAGCCATTGTTAAGCCGTGCCGCATTTGACGAAGAGTGCCAAAAGGTAGGTATTGAGCCCCCAGCTAGTCTGGCAAAGACTAATCCAGAAAGTCAAAAGTGGATAGACTTCAATAGTCGAAAACACGATTGGATAGAAGCCACACAAAACTGGAGAAGAATCAACGCGCTCAAAAAGAAGATAGAATCTTTTGATGTCGCTACAATGCCAGACGAACGGTATTACGGGGGCTTCATGTATTTCGGAGCACACACCGGACGTTTCAGTGGAAGTGGCGGCAATCTGAACCTACAGAATCTTCCTAGAGAAGAAATGTTTGGGGCGAACCTTCGTCACTTAATATCAACAAAAGAAGACAAGCGCTTAGTTGTGGCCGACTTGAGCCAGATTGAAGTCCGGACTCTTTGTTGGCTGGCAGGAGACAAACAGATGCTGGCTGAAATTGAAGAGACCGAAGACATATACGAAGCGTTTGCTATTCGTTTTGGTAGGTGGGACAAAGAAAAAGGATCTTTGAAACAAGACCCTAAACTTCGGCACAAAGTTAAAGCTATGGTGTTGGGGTGCGGGTATGGCGCGGGCAAAAAGCGTTTCGCGGAAATGTCCGGCATGACTCAAAAAGAAGCTGACGCAGCTGTTGACTTGTATCGGGCGTCAATGGAAACAGTTACTCGCTTATGGCAAGATTATAATTCTGATATAAGGGGGGCTTACACTTTGTCAGATCAAAGTGTGCCCACTCCTTTTACTGTCGATCTTCCGAGCGGACGATCGCTAGACTATGGACTAATATCAGCGGATAAAGTTGAGGGGGGAAGGTTACAATACGTCGCTCATTTTCCAAAAGGGGCGAAGATGATTCCGATAAAACTATGGGGAGGATTTGTCGCAGAGAACGCATCGCAAGCGTTAGCCAGAGATATTTTTTCGGACATGCTTGTCAGAGTGAATGCAGCAGGCCATAAAATTATCATGCACGTTCACGATGAAATCGTTGTCGAAGCTGATGCTGATAAAGCAGAAACTGTTTTATCAGAAGTATTGGATATTATGTCTACTCCTCCGGATTGGATTACTGATATCCCTCTTGCTGCTGATGGGGCAATCTTAACTCGATACACTAAATGACATACCGATATATTAAAAATCTACGCAACTCTGATGCTCACAAGTCATCTGACTTGTCTAAACTTTCTCACCCTATCCCAGCCTTTAAAACAAAGGCAGAGTATCGTTCTTGGTGTGCAAACATAAATACGGACCATGTTTTTTACAGCGCCTTAGAAGGAAGAGCTCCGTCTAAAAGAATATCTGGAGAAAATCCAGTGAACAAAGTTCACGGCATCGTAGCTGATTATGACGCACCTGTGAACTGGAATGGGATTGATGTTAAGATCGCCGCAATGTGCGGTAATAATCTCCCAACATGGAGGACTAAAACATACAGCGGATACCTTCGCCTTGTGTGGGAGTTTGAATCGCCCCTTCCTATTTCGCCGGAGATGTTTGGGGAGTTTTCTAAACAGATAAAATCTATTCTTAACCTTAAAAAAATTACTGCAGGGTTTGACGAAACTTCATTGAACCCGTCCCAGTATTTTGAACTGGGGGTTGACTGGACAAAGATTGGCCCCCCGCTGCCAAAAGCAGTGTTCACTACAGCCCTGTTGAAAGCAGCAGAAAAATCGCCCCCTCAGTCCGGCGACACGCTTATCCCAATAGATGTTGTTTCAGATAAGGTTCTTTCTGACTACGGCCACAGATGGGTCGGAGACTTTGATATTGGGGCTCGCGGTCCCCTATTCTGGATCGACGATGGCATTGATAGAGAAGGGTGTCAGGTCTCAGAAGAGGGCATGATATGCTACTCCGATAGGGCCGGAAGAGGCTTTATGTCTTGGGCGGATATATTTGGGCAAAATTTTGTATCGGCCTACGAACAAAAGAAGATGGGGTCTTTACTCGATGAGTATTGGTTCAACGGCAAAAAGTTTTTCAAGCTGCTAGACAATATCGCGGTCGAAATACCCAGAGAACAACTCGTATTAGAACTTAGACAAATGGGATTTTGCCCTAAGCAAAAGAAAGGCAAACCATTATCGGAAGTAGAAGCGGCTATTCTAGTAGTAAGCAATCAGAACAGGATTACTGAAATTGCTCCGGTAGTCTTCTCGAAAGAGAGAATTGTAGAAGAAAGTGGAAATCGGATACTCAATACTTCAACCGTAGAACCAGTCGAGCCTGCTGAAGATGGAGACCCACAATATTGGCCGTTCATCCACGCATGGCTACACCAACTTTTTGAGAACTCTACGTCTCGCCCTACGGTAGAATACTTCTTTGCGTGGCTAAAAAGATTTTATGAAGCGATACTAGAAAGAGAAACAAGACAGGGACAGGCGCTGATTTTAGTAGGGCCAACAAATAAAGGTAAAAGTTTACTATCTAACCGAGTTATTTCTGGTCTTGTAGGGGGTTTTTCTGACGCATCTGACTACCTATCGGGCCACACAAAATTTAATAAAGACCTTGGTCGAGTCGCGTCGTGGGTTATTGATGACACCACCAGTGCGAGTTCTTTCCAAGATCAACGTAAAGCAACTGAGCTAATTAAGAGGGCTGTCGCAAACCCACGCATCGAGTATATGGCTAAGTATGCCGATTCTATTTCAATCCCATGGGCGGGCCGAGTTATTATGTCGTTGAATATGGACGCTAATAGCCTGTCTGTCATTCCCGCACTTGATAGCAGTAATCGCGATAAACTAATGGCCTTGCGTGTTAGTGACAACGCTACTAGCAACTTTCCCCCAAACAAAATGTTGGAAGCGACAATTAAATCTGAGCTGCCTCACTTTGGTAAGTGGCTTCTTGATTGGAAGGTCCCTCAAGAAATCGAGTCTTATGGACGCTTTGGCGTGACGAGTTTTATTGACGTGTCGGTTTCTTCTGCAGCTTACGATAACTCAAGCCGGTCTGCCGTCGCAGAACTGGTCGAGTTCTTTGCAAAGAAATGCCGAGGGCTTAACGACACGTTAAGAACGTGGGAGGGGACACTTACAGAGTTTCAAGTAACCCTCCACGATTTTAACAACGGAAGGAACGTCGGTATGTCCAACAATCTTGAGTTTGTTCGACGGGGGATGTCTGCCTTGGAAGAAGCTGGCAAAGCTAACAGTAACATACGGCCCGTGAAATCTGTGGGGCAAGGAGGTGGGAAGGTGTGGACGATAAGCGTTGAAGAGAAATATGATATTCTTCCGGCTACAGTCTCATAAAGAAGATGGGGATCGTAAAGCTGAGATCGGAATATGATATCCTGAAACTTTGTATTTGAATCCGTAATCGTCTTCTTCTCCTTTACGCTTGAACTCTCCTTCAGCAATGAGTCTATTTTTTGTGACCCAGCCTAGCATCCACGCTCGGGTGAGGTCCTTACGGACGCGGACGAAAAAATAATGGCTCGCCTTGAGGGGCTTGCCTTCAGGACAAACTACAGAAGCGGTGTAGTGTGGGCGGGGTTTATCACAGCATGTCTTGGACTTTACGTCGATTTTTCTATTTCCAAGTAAGTAGTCATGCGTGAGGGAAAAATTTCCCACATACTTTGACTCTGGGAAAAGAAGCTCAAACCCAATCTCACCCAAGAAGCCAGTCATTCGACCAGCTCCACGGGTGAATGAATTAGGAAGCACCCCAAGATTTTGGCTTCGCTCGAAGGCCTGCTTGACGTTTTCAGAGTTCGGGATGAACTTAATAAGTTTGCTCCGTCCCTCTTTAGAAAATTGACGGGGCAGTTTTTTCTTCATCTACCAGAGATGCTTACACGCCCAATATCTTGCTGTAGTTTTGTCCTTTGCGGTGGCGCAATTATGCCGAGCTCTAAAGTTCGCTCGACGTTTTGGGTTCTTGTGCTTTCGGAAATCAGAATAATCTCGATGCCCGTAAGACACTTTTTTAATTTTGTCCCCTTGTTTGCCGAGGACAACAAACTTCTTCTTACTCCCTTTTGGAGCTCGTTTTGGTTTGTTGAACCCAGCAAACGTCTCGCCGAGATATGATATCCGGCCAGAGGGCAAACGCTTGAATCGTTTGGAAGACACTACATCATGCCGCCTTTTGCGGCTTTCTTTTTAGCCATCTTCATGGATGGTTTGCTATGACCAAAACCTTTGGCTTTCAGGGCCAAGTGTTCTTTTTTGTTCTTAGCCATAACAGCTTTTTTGCCGTCAGGCGAATACATCATGTGTGGCTTAACTTCGTCTTTTCCTTTCATGGTCTATTTTTTGGTTTTACGTTTTCGTTTTGAGGGAGATTTACCTGATGCCCTCAAAAATGCTCGGCGCTCTGCTTCTGTGTATTTAGCGCGGGTCTTGCCGCTGGCTTTGGCTTTACGCTTCCTCTTAGTTCCAGCCGCGTATTCAGAGGCAGACAAAGATTTTATCGCGGCGTCTGGCAAATATCGTTCTCCTGTTTCCGAAGACTTCTTGCCTGATTTGGTTCTCCACTTTTGCTTTGTCCAATCGCGGAGGGATTGTTGTGATTTTCGTAAAGCCATAATTTTTAATTACGGTATCCTCCACCAGCTTTTTTATATCTCAAACTTAGCAACTGCGCTTTACGCGCCGACCACACTCCACGAGGTCCGCCCTTTGAACCCGCTTTAATCCGCTGAAACAGCCGCTTTCGCATAGCTGGTTTCGTGTAGTTACCAGCTTCGTTGACGCGGGATTTAGATTTTTTCTTTTTAGCCATTATACTTTAAATCTTTTGCAGAATCTTTCCCACGCAGGGAAGAACAGTTCTTCAATGCAGACTACCAAACTTTCTTCCTCGAAGGAATCCAATCTATCGAGTCCGCTAAAAGCAAGGCAAGCGTGGAGCATCTCATGTCGAACAGTTGTTTTCACGTCTGCGGGTTTTAAATTTTGATCAATGACTATCGTTTTACGTTCGTGTGAGTAGTATCCATAATATCCCTTTGAACGATTATTCTCATCGCTTAAATCTTCTTTGATTATCTTAACGGGAACTCCCGCTATGTGGATACTTTTGGGGAGGCTCATCCGTCTGCGAATTTATTTAAGGCTCTAGCATAAACCCCAGCTAGTTTTCCGCGATTGTTATTAATCATCATCCACTCTTCGCAGTTGCTCCCGAAGAACGGTTCTGCGATAACCGCTATGGGGCGCACTTTGCGGAGAAAATATGACCCACGTTGCTTGGCTGCTCTAGGCTTCGCCCCTCTGGATTTCATATCAGGATAAGATTTCTCCATCTCTTCCTTCAGGGCGTAAGCTAACTTGCTGCCACCTTTGCTGGCGTGCCAGTAAAGCCACTCATGCCCTTCAGCTTTTGGGGTGGCTGAGTTGAAGTGCAGCTCGACGACGGCATCTATATCGTCGTCGATAAGTTTTTGGGCGAGGTAATCAACAGCGCCAACATAGGTGGGGTCTTTGTAGTCGTTGTAGATCACATAGTCCATAGTAAGAGCAGGAGCTATCCTACGAACTAAATCAGAGTTAAACGTAAACTCTGAAATAGAATAACCAGACTCGCGAGAAGTCATGGCTCCTTCGTCTCCTTGACGAGAATGCCCTACTGCCAACCCAATCTTCATTTATTAATCAAACGGTAAAGGGATGCTATTCCTACCGCGATACCTACAACCAGTGATCCTACCCTCAACCAATACTCAAATTGCTCCTGCATACTTGTGACCAAACCTATGACGGGGGCGGCCATTCCAATCAATGAGTCAAAGATGCGTGTGTTAATCATTTGTTACCTATAATAATTGCTCTTCGATATGAGTAGTCGCTGTGGAATCTGTGATTCGGGCGACCAACTAAGCTACCCTCGCAGAAGTGATACAACTCCCCTTCAATCAACGTGATCGTTGGGGGATCGAATAAGGCGCTCGCGTTCGCGTTTGATTCGTTGGGCAATCCTTTCGATCCGCAACTTGCTAGCAGGGCTGCCATCAGCGGCCAGCCTATCAAGCTCATCGTAAAGATCGTCGAGGCGCGTGTCACGCTTGAGTCGGATGTGTTCGATGTAAGCATTTAGGGCAGCGG